ATGTTGCACAGTTGCAGTCAATGGTTGTAGATATATATAGAATGGTGCAAGAAAATACTAAAGCCAGAACAGATGGAGACGATAAGACTGCTTGATGGTACTGACTGGGCTATAGATGATATAGTCAGTAAGATGTACGATAATGAGTTCTACTACGGATATCTAAACAAAGCATCCCTATCCTCATCGTCCTGCAAGAAGCTACTAGAGGGTATCGACAGCTACTTAGGCAACCGAGAACCTTTGGATAGCAATATGAAGCCACTCAGAGATGGTAGGCTTATTCACGTTTCACTATTAGAAAAAGATAAACTAGATGACTATTACCATTTTGTTGATGTGGCTACTAGGCGTAACAAAGGCTATAAGGAAGCTGTTAAAGACCCTTCTTTGGAAGGTAAAGAGATTATGCTATCTAAGGAGAAAGTATGGGCGCAAAGCATTGTTGATGCTGTTTTGGACAACCCAACAGCAAATGAATTATTTACAGGAGGTGAATATGAGTTACCAGGAATCGGATACGTTGATGGACTCCCCTTCAGAGCCAAAGCAGACTGCCTGAATGGTGATCGGATTGTCGACCTCAAGACGACATCCGATATAGATTCTTGGCACTATAATATGGACTTTTACGGATATGATGCACAAGCATACATTTATATGACCATATTTAAGAAAAAAATGTTTACCTTTGTTATTGTAGACAAAAAGACACTGAAAGTAAAAACATATGACGCAACACCCGATGACATACAACGAGGTTACGAGAAAGTTAGCGAGGCAATTGGAAACTATATTGACGGAGTGGGATTTTGATACTCCTATAGTAAAAGATTATTTCATACTTACTTGCCACGATATAATCGCTGGCGTTCCGCTAAAAGAATTGTACGTAAGTATAGACCTTTTTGAGGAGTTAGAGGCTTACGAAGAATGTGAGGGTATACTGTTGGCGTGTCAGTTATGCACTACACTAACAATGCAAATATATTTAAACAAAGAAGAGGATGACAATAAACAATGAAATAGCATCAGAAGTATCAAGGATAGAGAAGATAGTAAAAACAGTTACAGGTAGAGACCTTAGAAGCAAAGTAAGAGACCATAAGAATGTTATGGCTCGTTCTATATTTTATAAAATAGCATACGACTATTTGTGTAGGTGTGGTGTTAGAATAGGTGCTAAAAATTATGTAGCTAAGTATATGAATAAGAATCACGCTACAGCACTGCACGCTATGAATAACTTTAACGAGGACATACTTTTATCTCCATTAAACAAGAAGATGTACGATACTTGTGTTGAGGTGTTCGGTAGTCTGGGAGATGTCTACGAAAGTGTAGATAAAAGAGATTTAGAGATAGATGATCTGAAAAACAAAATAACTGACCTTCAGTTACAATTAAGTAACGTCAGGCCTTATCGTAAAGATATTGAGCGTCTTGTGGATTTGTTGCTTAAGATACCAAGTGACAAACTTGATGATGCTGAGTTTAGAATAGGTGTAATGTTAAAAGGATTTGCAATTGAACCGAGGAACCAAAAAACGGAAATTATCGGCTCTTATGAAACGACTGGAAGCTTCTAGGAATATGGAAGCTCAAAGTTACTGTTTCAATAAAGGTTATAAGATATACCCAATCCCTGAAGGATTGGATTACCGTATACAAATAGAGTATAAGGGTCAGACTAAACTGGGAGAAAAGATATATAGCAAAACTGAATGGTATGATGCTATATGGGAATTATACGATAGAATATATGAAAAGAGTTCTAGTAGCTTGTGAAGAGAGCCAAATAGTGACCAAAGCCTTTAGAGAGCTTGGTCACGAGGCTTACAGTTGTGATATACTTCCTTGTAGTGGAGGTTACCCTGAGTGGCATTTCCAACAGGATGTTTTTGAAGTTATAGATAATAAAGACTGGGACATAATAATACTTCATCCACCCTGCACCAAGGTAGCTGTATCGGGCAACGCTTGGTACGGTTCAAATAAAGCAAGACATAATGAAAGGGTTGAGTCTGTCAAGTGGATTCAAAGTTTGTGGGATAAGTCAATATCATTATGTGAAAAAGTCGCTATGGAAAATCCAGTTGGGGTTTTGAATAAAATGGGTAACTTCCCAAAACCAACATATATACAACCTTGGCAGTTTGGTCACGGAGAGACAAAGAAGACAGGTCTTTGGCTTAAGGGCTTACCAAACCTTAAACCAACTAATATTGTAGAGGGAAGAGAACAGAGAATTTTGAATATGCCCCCTAGTAAAGATAGACGTAAATTAAGAAGTAAAACATTTCCAGGAATAGCAAAAGCTATTGCGGAGCAATGGGGGAATTATGCCTAGACGAAAGCCAGAGCGTAAGTATATGAAGAAGACCGATGGTCGGAAGGGTAACGGTGCGAAGCGTGGCGATGCACTTGTTCGGAAGACTATGGCTACTCCTGCTAATATAAACAAGGCCAAGAAGAATAGATCAAAGATACTTGCTACCAATGCGATAGAAGAGGTTTATGGGTCTGAGGCTAACTTCTGGAAGATGGTTGCGGAAAAGGCACAAGACTCGCAGTACGACCGTAAGATGGTTATTGAGTACGTATACGGTAAAGCAATGGATAATCCTGATGCGCTGTCCCAAGCAAAGGACATAGACTTCTCCATCGTAAACATCTTTACAGGCTCAGAGAAGCCAAAAGAAATAGAAGACATAATCGACATTACACCTGAAGATGAAGGTACCGAATCTGAACCCGAAGTATAAATCGTTTGGTAATGACTCCAGATACTTTATCACCACAGGTGGTCGAGGGTCTGGTAAGTCTTTTGCTGTCAACGTGTTCCTGTTGCTCCTAACTTACGAGAAAGGACACAAGGTACTATTTACACGGTATACGATGGTATCTGCATCTTCATCGATTATTCCTGAGTTTATTGAGAAGCTGGAGCTTATGGGAGTTGTCGAGGACTTTCGCATAACGAAGGACGAGATAACAAACATCAAGACAGGATCATCGATTATGTTTAAGGGGATACGCACCGCCTCAGGGAATCAGACAGCATCACTCAAATCGTTAAACGCAATAACCACCTTTGTCCTGGATGAGGCTGAAGAGCTGATAGATGAGGATACATTCGATAAGATTGATCAGTCTGTTAGGGTGAAAACTAAACCTAATAGGGTAATCTTAATACTTAACCCAACCACTAAGGAGCATTGGATTTGGGGGCGTTTCTACGCCAACAGAGACATTCCCGAGGGCTTCAACGGTATTAAGTCAGGGATTACATATATACATACGACATACTTAGATAACACTGATAACCTGTCGCAGTCGTTCCTGAATCAGATAGCAGAGATTAGAAGACGTAGACCTGAGAAGTACACACACCAGATACTTGGTGGATGGATGGAAAAGCAAGAGGGTGTTATATTTACCAATTGGAGAGTAGGAGAATTTAACGATAACTATGAGACTATCTTCGGACAGGATTTCGGTTTCTCTGTTGACCCCACTACACTTGTGAAGCTGGCCATCGACAAAGGTAATAAGCGGATATTCCTTAAGGTAATGTATGCCAGAACAGGAATGTCTACTACACAAATAGCAGACTTTAATATTCGTTATGCAGGTCCGCACCTCATAGTGTCGGACTCTGCAGAACCACGACTGATTAAGGAGATTAAGCTGAAGGGATGTAACATTACCCCAACCGTTAAACGCAGTGGGTCTATACTGTCCGGTATCGCACTCCTACAAGACTATGACTTAATAGTTGATCCTGACTCCACAGAGCTGATTAAAGAGCTTAATAACTACGTGTGGGCTACTAAGGGTCAGACAAAGCCTGTAGATAAATGGAACCACTGTATTGATGCCATCAGGTATGCAGCTCAATATGTTTTAGTGAATCGCACAAAAGGTTCTTATACTATTAGGTAGTTTAAAATATTTTTGTATATTTGTTGTGTCGAGAGACAAGTATTATTTTTTCATTTTTATTATTCTTGTAGGTAATATCCCCCATCTTGGGGGATTTATCGTTAAACGCAGTAGGGTTACTCTTAAACGCAGTAAGGTAAGCGACACATCCGACACATCCGACACTTAACGATTTCTTAACATTAGCTTAACATTGGATTCCCCAAAGCTTTGTATGTTTGTACCATAATCTTAAAACAAAAGATATGTCTAAAAAACCGACACTAAAGCAAATTCTTGAGGCTAAGGGATTCAGCCCACAAGATGCTAAGACAACCGCAGAGCTTGCAAAGCTCGCCACAGAATCCCCTAATATAACAAAAGATGGTATAACATTTAAAATCACTATATAATGAAACATATATCAACACAAGATTTACGCAGTGAATTAGAATCACGTGGTTATCAAACAGACTTCCTTTGGCATATTTCAGATGTAACAGAGCGTTACGATTGTGACCTAGGGGACGCAATGAATATACTAATAGATTCACTAACAAATTGTTCTATAATGGAAGGGGTATTTTTAGCTATAGACCAAATTGCAGAAGAAGAATATAATTTAAAACAAAAGATATGACTTGGATATTAACAGCACCACAAACAAAGGTGGATAAACTAAAAGAAGCCACTAAAGGTGGTAAAATCTTCAGTGCTACATTCGAAAAGAAGGATGGCACCATCAGAACTATTAACTGCAGAAGAGCAGTTAAAAAAGGTGTGACGGGCAAAGGTATGTCCTTTGATCCGGCATCAAGAGGATTAATGGTCGTATACGATATGCAACAGCAATCGTTTAAGATGATTAATTTAAACACGCTCATCGAAGCAAAAGTAAATGGTAAAACAATTAAATTTATATAGTTATGGGTTTAGATCATATATTTGGCGATGTATTAAAGGAAGTTAATGAACTAACTTCTGAAGCCAAGAAAATAGCAGATAATCAAAAGGAAATTAATAAAACTAAAGAAGATGAGTAAAGAACTATTTATATTAAAGACAACAGAATTGTACACCTCTCCAGGAGTTGTACATATACAATCAATAGGATTCGATCCTGAAGATTCTGCATATATAGGGTTTGACGCAAGAGCGTTACTGGAAGATATTCCATCTCTATATAGAATGGCCAAGCAGGCTATAGAACAAGAAGAGGCTCACGAACTAAACAAGTACGTGAAATTTAAGAAGGAGCTTGCCAGCGATTACAAAGGCAAGCGTGGCAGAAAGTCTTTAATCGAATAATATGGATGATGAGACACTTAAATTGGTCGAGGACTGCAGGGATTTATTTAGAGACATAAATTCCTGCATAAGCCCAAAAGATAGCTCAAAGAAGCTAATAGAAAAACAGATACACGAACTAAATAAATTAATGGATAATGAACTATCAGAAAATTAGAAAACTGCAGAAGGAGAATGGCTTTGATAATATTCAACACCTAATAGATAACGGATCAGTATGGCACCTAGAAGGTTCGATGGGAAGGCAAGCGGTGGAGCTACTAAGCTCTGGAGCTTGTATGCTACCCAAGCAAAGCCATAAGGATGCGTACGGTAATTATATTCCTTCACGTGATGAAGTTAAATTAGGATCAACAGGAAGTTATAAGAACTCAGTAAAATATTGGGAATCGATTCACGATTACGATGCGATGTATATTTGAAAAAATTTTATTAAGTGCTTGAGAAAAAAAAATATAATTCTTAAACGCAGTAGGTTCTTAAACGCAGTAGGTTCTTAAACGCAGTAGGTCTATCGTTAAACGCAGTAGGGTACCCCCTACCCCTTTGTAGGAATTTCCCTACATTGGTGTAGGGGTTTTCTGTTTACAATTTCTTAACATTGGATGCGCATTTCTTAACATTAAGTTAACATTAAGCTACATTGGACGCCTTATGTTTGTAAGGAATCTAAAAATAAAAATATGAATATTAAAAAATACTATCTTGACAAATACCCTAACGATGATTTAGGGGTTGAAATTAGGGAAAGCTCAAATTTTGCGGGGTTAATTAATGAGCTGCATAATTGCGGGGACATATACGCTTATATAGGTGTGTATGATAGTTTAACCCGTGAGCGCGTTTTTTTTGGGCTTTCAAATTACATTAATGTACCTTATGAATATATATATAAATTATGGTTAAAAATATAATTATGACAAATTTTGATACTAATGTTTGGGACGCGGTTGCAACGGCCGCGCCCAAGATGCCAAAGAAATTACTTTCACCAGGCAGCACAAACGCCAAGACAGCAAAGAACGAAATAAAAACTTTTATACTTTATTTAATGCCGCACAATCAGAATAGCGAAGGGCGTAATTTATGCCCGCACGCGTCTAAGGGTTGCGCAGCGGCCTGTTTAGTATCCGCCGGCCGTGGATCTTTTTCAAATGTAATAAAAGCGCGCGTCAATAAAACAGAATTGTTTATCAAAAATAAATTAGCGTTTCTAAATAAATTAGCGGATGAAATTACACAAGAGACCGCCAAAGCAAAGCGGGGCGGGTATCGGGTTGCTTTTAGGCTTAATGGTACGTCCGATGTTGATTTTATATATATGTTGAAAAAATACGGGTTTCTGGATATTGAAACCCTACAGCCGCACGCCGTATTTTATGACTACACTAAAAACATACAAAAGGCCATCCGATATAAAAGCCATCCAAATTATACGGTTACTTTTTCACGGGCGGAAGATAACGCCGTTAAAACTGAATTGGCCATAAAACACGGTATTAATGTGGCTGCAGTTTTTAATGAGCTGCCAAAACGGTGGTGGTCTACTGATGTGGTGGACGGCGATAAAAGTGACTTGCAAATGCTAAAATATAACGGGGTTATATTAGGCCTTAAGGCCAAAGGTGCTGCACGCAAAGACACAACAGGGTTCACTATTTTAAATTAATATATTATGGAATTAATTAGCAATTGTTGCGGGGCGGTGCCTTACTTAAATAACGAACTACTCGAGCGCTGCAGTCAGTGCAAAGAAAATTGTACATTTGAGCGGGGCAAATCATTACGGGTACTAAATTACCAGCACGTACTTAAAAAAGTAGTGAAAGAAAATTTTAGCCCGTTTAAATTTTATATGCTTAATATGGATCAAAAAATTGACGCCGTATCTAAAGCGCATACAATTATGCGCGAATATGTCCAGGCACAAAAAAGTTAGTTATTTAGATAAAATATAAATTGTGCATAAAGTTTTGATAACAGCAAAAAAGCTGTATATTTGTAGTATACAAAAATAAAAACAATATAATTATGACACTTTTAAATTTTACACTTAAATTAGTAGCCTTCAGTTTAACAGCATTAGCAGCTTCTGGTATCGTTTGGGCTATCTTTGCCCTGGTATCTGGATCCTTCGAAAATGTAACCTTTGGAATATTAGGATAATGAAAGCACTTAAAAATATATCTTTATTCATATTAGGTGGCCTAATCTTTATGGCTGCATTATATATTGGTTCACTATAAAAATAAAACAAAATGACAAATATACTATTCGATAATTTAAAGCGGGGCGGTTTAACAAAGAACCAAAAGTTAATTTGTGATGCGCTCACTGAAAAGTTAAACAAGACGGGATTAAGCCTGGATGATCAAGATGCCATATGCAATGTTATTGGTCAAATTAAAATAGGTACCGGATTAATTAATATACCGGAATAACAGCCCAAACATATAACAGCATTAGCCCCTTTATTGGGGCTTTTTTTATGTCTATATTTTAGCACCAAAAAAATATAAGTAACTGATAATCAAAAATAGGTATCAATTAGAATTATGCCGCCTCTTCTTTCCTATCAATTTTATCTATAACAGGTAAAAAACCGGCAAAGATACGAATATCTTTTTAAATAAAGCCAATAATTAAGTGCAGAAATATTTGGATATTTCGAAATAAAGTTGTATTAACGTAAAATAAAAGTTGTGCGGAGTAAGTACCCACCTTTAACCAAATCAACCGAAATAGAAATGGCTTAAGCCGACTGCTAAATGGATGTTTACGGTAGCATCCCAAATGCGGACGTGGACATCTGTCTATAAAATATAATATGCTAAAAAAGGGAATTTGAGAAAAGAATATACCTCACCCAAGACCACCTTATACGGTAAGATACGATATCATATATACTTTTGTATCGCTCAGTGGCGTTCCGCGTCTACGTCTTTGACCGTAGCCACGGATACTACGTATAAGTAACTGTTTTTTTTTGGATTTGTTGTACGTTTTTGTTTATTATTTTGTTATATTTATAACAAATTGCCTTGTGGTACAAATACACACTAACTAAGTTATATATATATGAGTAAGGAAATAAAGCTTAAAGTTCCTGCAACGCAGGCAGATATTCAACTATGGAAATATCAAAAGTACGCTAAGATAGTACAAGATGCAGAAGGAGATTTAGCAGAGGATTTTATCCGAGCTAAGATACTTGAGATATTCTGTGGTGTAACCCTTAAGGATGTTTATGAGTTACCATTAAAAGAATTAGATGGTGTAGTAGATCACGTTCTAAAGATATTAACCGAAAAGAACGGATTACAGAAAAGGTTTACTATGACTGACCCAAACGGAGATGCTGTTGAATTTGGTTTTATACCAAATATGGACGAAATGTCTTTAGGTGAATACATAGACCTAGAAAAATATATCTCTAATTGGGATACTATGCATAAGGCTATGGCGGTTCTATATAGACCTATAGTCGCAGGTAAAAAGCAGTTCTATGAAATAGAGAAGTATAAAGGGTCTGACAAATACTCGGACATAATGAAGGACGCCCCTGTTAAAGTCGCACTTGGGGCGATGGTTTTTTTTTACCATTTAGGGAAAGAATTATTGAGAGTTACGAATCATTATTTACATCAACAGGTTCTGGAGGACCTGAAGAAATGGATGGACAGTCATTCGGAATTAAATGGGGATGGTATCAGTCAATATATGCCCTTGGAAAAGGGGATGTTAGGAGGTTCGACGAAATAACTAGGTTAAATATTCATAAATGCTTAATGTGGTTAGAGTTCGAAAAAGAGAAAAATGATTTAGAAGCAAAAAGAATAAAGAAAGCATATAAAAAATGAGAGCAGCTTATCAAGTATTAGAGAAAATAAAAACTAAACTAAGAACATCACCTAACATACAGACCGTATCGTTTGGAGACTTATTTGAAGTTGACCTTAATAAGACAACTATATTCCCGTTAGCCCATATTGGGATGGGCAACGTGACTTTCTTAGAGCATAAGCTGGAATTAACAATAAACCTAATGCTATTAGATATAGTAGACGACAACAGGGACCCAAGCACAGAAGATGAATTTTACGATAACAACAACCTCCAAGATGTCCTAAACACTCTGTTGGCGGAAGCCAACATCTTAGTGTCAGACCTGAGAAGGGGAAGCGGTTTCTCTGAGCTATTTCAAATAGAATCTAATGTTTCTGCACAACCATTCTTAGATAGATATGAGAATCAACTTGCAGGATGGGCTGTTGACATTGTAGTATCATTTCCTAATAACGATGTAAGTATTTGCTAATGGGACAAAGGGTACAAGGAACACTTCAGAAGATTTCAAAGCAGGTGATAGATGATATGATCAATGAAATTACTACTGCTAAAGTAGGTATGTATACTGGTCGGGTAGCCACAGGAGGCTTAAAAAACTCTTTTAGGTCTCACATTGATAAAAATTATCTAGGTATATTTAGCAAAACTCCCCTTAAGGCTGAAGTTGTTGATAAAGGAAAACCTAAGGGAAACTTCGTTCCAATAGCTCCATTAAGAAGATGGGCAACAATAAAGGGAATTGTACCTAAAAACAACAGGTCAATAAAGCAATTCGCATTTGCTGTAAGTAAAAAACTTATGAAGAGTGGGTATCCGGGAATAAACTATATCGCTAAGTCATTCTTAAATGCACAGACTATTATAGACAAAGAACTAAGTGAGTCGTATCTATTAGATCTACAGGAACAATTAAAGAAAGAAATACCAAATCTTAAGTAAGACAAAAAACTATGGCAAATATATTATTACGTTCACCTCATTACAAAACTGTAAGTAGTGGAGCTTCCGCAAAGCTAACTATAACTATTGATGGTACGCTTAGATACACAATAATAAAAAACGCTATAAACAATAGAGTTGTATTTGAAATATCAGAACTGTGTAGAGATTACATAGAACACTCTTTTACTCAATCTAACCCATCAGAAACAATAACCATTACCACACAAAGGTTTTCATATACTGGGGCTGATGGTGGAGGCACAGAAACTTCGTTAGACCCAACCCCAGTCACAGATATAGGATATGATGGATATGGATTATTTACAGGTAGTGTAAATCCAACAATAAGTACATCACAAATACCATTACAATCTAATACCGATATTTACTTGCCACCAAGTACTGCTTCTTATATACCCGTGAATTATGGCGATGGTTCTTTTGAGACATCAGCAGCAGCAACAGACGGAACTAAATACTATATACCTAGCCCATCAGACCCACAATATACTTTTACAATACGCACAATATGCGATTCAAAGTTTGGCTCATCTAAGATTACCTTTCTAAATAGACTCGGTGCGTTACAAGAGATGTACTTCTTCCATAAGTCCTCAGAAGATATAACCACGACTAGCGAAAGCTACAAGAGAAATATATTTGACTACGCCAATACTAATTACAGTAGTACCGACCATCAGATGCGGAAGTTTAATACTAATGCCACAAAGAAAACAACACTAAACACGCCTTTTGTTACAGAGCAATTCAATGAAGCAATAGAAGAGTTAATGCTTAGTGAGTATGTATGGCTAACTCAGGGAAGCGTAACTCATCCTGTTACACCATCTACAAAATCACTAAGATTCAAAACATCTGTAAACGACAAGTTAGTTCAATACACTATTGAATTCAACCACACTTCAAGTGTAATAAACAACGTTAGATAATGAATAAAGTTTTATTGTACATAAAGGATTCTGATGGCACTTATCAAGAGGTTGACCTGTTTCAAGATGAAACTATAACCGTAACATCTAAGATACAAGATATACGAGATATAGCTAAAATATTTACCGACTTCTCTCAATCCTTTACGCTTCCAGCGTCAAAGAAGAACAATAAGATATTTAAGCATTTTTATAATTACAATATATCTGTAGGTGCATTTGATGCTAGAAAAAAGGTTGATGCGATAATAGATGTAAATTATATACCATTCAGGCAAGGAAAGGTGTTTCTAAATGGTGTTAAGATGAAGGATAACGTACCCCTCTCATATAATGTTACGTTCTTCGGCAATACCGTTACACTAAAAGACTCTTTGGGTGATGACGAGTTAAGTCAGCTTAACTTTTCTCAATTTAATCATTCTTACGGTATAGATGAAGTTAGAGACGGTCTTACGACTGGCATTGACTTTAGCGGAAACACTACCTCCGTAATATACCCTTTAATAAGCCACACTAAAAGGCTTTACTTTGACTCAAGAAATAGCGGAGGACACAGTCTTGATGGAAACCTTCATTTTCAAAGTACAGGAGGAGGAAGTAATAACTCAGATCTAGCTTTAGAATATACAGACCTCAAGCCAGCTATAAAGGCAAAGGAGATTATAAATGCCATCGAAGATAACCCAAAATACAATATATCTTTTGTAACAGGAGACGATGACGATTTCTTTGATTCAGATGCGTTTAGCAATCTATATCTATGGTTAAGTAGAACTAAGGGTATAATTGGAGGAGCTGAAAGCGCACAAGAAAAGATAAAAGTTCTTGAAGATTGGCAGTACGACTCTGGGGATAATTTTGTTTCTATATCTTCTGACGGTCAAGAGGTGTTCTTTACGGATATACCAGATAGTGGAACTCCTTTTGGTTCTATTGGTTTAAACTGCACAATAACCCCCTCAAACGGATATGAAGATGTTCAATACACAATACAAATGTATAGAGAGGGCGTTCTCTGGGCGGAGACATCTAATGTTACTGGAACTAGGGGTGTTGGTTACAATTCTAGTTTCGGATTGGGTAGTTTTTGGAACGATATAAGGTGGAAGTTTATAGTTAGGTCAAATTCTCAGTTTTTATTTACCCCTAGCCTTAATATGTTTGACCTTAGAAGCTCCCCACAAAGAAGTCAGGTTCTTGATTGTAACCCAAGTGTACTTACCGCACAAAGCGAGGTAATAATAAGCGAAGAGATTCCTAAGATGAAAATAATAGACTTTCTATCGGGATTGTTCAATATGTTTAATCTCACCGCTTTCTTTATTGATGATATGAATAGCCCTAATTTCGGCAAAATAAAGGTAATGAAGCTAGATGAGTTCTACACCCCTACCGATACAGGTTCAGATGCATACCCATCAAATATATATGACATAACAAGGTATGTTGATTCTAGTCAGGCTGATGTTGAGGCAACAATTCCATTTAGCGAAATAAACTTTAACTACCAAGAGGGTAAGACGTTGTTGATGAAGCGACATAGCGAGGCGTTTAATAGTGAGTTTGGAGATGAAGAGTTTAGACCAGATGGAGTAGACAGGGGTAAACCATATAATGTTAAAGTTCCATTTGAACACTTTAAGTTTGAGAGATTGTTCGATGACAATTCTTCTGACATAGCTTCTGGCACACCAACAGATATTCAATGGGGGTATTCAGCAGGGGAAAACTTTAAACCACAACCTGAAGCAGACCCAAAGACTGGTAATTACGAACCAGTTTTGACAAAGCCAATGTTGTTTTATGGAATAAACACAACAATAGCAAGTGTTTTTAGGTATATAAATTGGTCTGGCACTTCACACCAAGCTCTTTCAACTTATTGGAGACCATCTAATACAAATGAAACTGGTAGCAATCCAAACTACAATTCACCGTTAGAGTCAGGCACAACAACTTCAACAACAACGAATAAGCTTGTCGATAGTAGTCAGAACTTCTTATCAACAGTTGAGGTAGGGGATTTTGTATCAAACACCACAGATACAACTTTAGCTTTGGTTACTGCTGTTGATAGCAACACAACATTATCATTAAACTTAGACATATTTGTTTCTGGTGAAGATTACAAGGTTTATAGAAAACCTGCCTTTACTTTGAACTTCGATAACGAGGTGGATGAGTGGAATCTTATAGATTACTCTGGAGAAACAAGTTCGTTATTCAGCAAATTCTACCAAACATATATCGAAG